CCCGCAGCCATACCGACGGCTACGTTATTAGCGCCGGTGGTACATAAATTTAAGGCGTCTCGACCGATGCCAACGTTTTCCGCACCCGATGTAATATTGCGACAAGCGCTCGATCCAACTCCCGTATTATCCGCACCGGTCAAAACATTAGAGCCGTTTGTACCTTCCATGACCGCGAAGCCAACTGCGGTATTGTTGATGGAGTTAACTGTCACAAATCCCGCTTTAAAGCCCAAGAAAGTATTGTTGTATCCACCGACTTGAGCCTTACCCGCTTCGAATCCAACCGCGACAGAGTTACCGAAACCGGTCTGCGTCCCGGCAAAAGCATCTTTACCAACTGCAACGTTGTCTGCAACTGCCCCGCCGCCGAGTCCTACTTTGACACCATCAACTTCAACAACCCCGTCTTCGGTCGCAGTGAAGTAAGTACGCGGTGAGCTATCGTCATCAACAATCTTAAAAGCCGCCCCACTAGCGTCGTCTAGCGTGTAGGTGAAGGTAGAATCAGATTCTTGTCTCAAACCGGGGACGTTGCCTGTTCTTTGAACTTCAAAATATTGATTAGTCCCCGCTGCTCTGATTTGAAAACGTTTGCTCGATACATTGCTGACATTTGCGAAAATTCCGCTACTCGTCATTTGAATGTTTTGCTGATCGGAACCTTGAAGAAAAGGCTGATCGCTCATTACTAGCTTAGCGTTGGCCGCACTACCCGGCCGACCCTTAAGCACTATTTGCTCAGAGCCGCTCGTGGTATCTACATTGATGTATTCATTCGGCGTGCCAGCGTTATCTTCAACCTTGAAGACCGCGCTATTGCTAGGGTCTAGCGTGTGAGTGAAGTTGGTTTCCGTATCAACTTCTTGAATCACCACGCTTCCGGTATTTGCCTGAATTTGCTTTTTGCCTGTAAACCCCGGGGAGTAAAGTAGGTCTTTAACCCTTGTCCCTGCAACTTGAACTTCGTAGGAGCCTCCACTTTGATTCATGTAGACCTGCATATAAGCGCCACCGCGCAATTGCAGATATTGAGACGTGGCAGAAAGTCTTTTCCCAGTGACTTGATGATTACTCGCGGTAGGCAAGGTTAGCCTCCACATCTCAGTACCATCGGTCGTATCAATCCGCATATACTCGTTGGAGCCTTCTTGGATTAAGAAAGCCCCTGAAGTATTATCGGTCAACGTGATGTCGGTCGGGTCGAATGAGCTTTGAGCAGGTATCTTAATAATGGTCTGGGTCATGAGATGCCCCCATTGTCGACTTCAACTAGGACGGTAGCAGCGCCGCCAGTGCTGTAGTTTACTTGAAACTTAGGCACGTTGTAGGAGAAGACAAATGTGACTCCTGCGCTTGCTGCCAAAGCGCCATGAGAAGACTCTGTGCTTGTTGAGCCGTCTTGTAGAACGCGAGTAATCTCAAGACCACTTAAAGCACTGCTACCTTTGTTATACACTGCTACGGTAAGCTGCTTTTGACGCTGTGATTCAAACTCAAGTGAAACTGCCTCTGCGCCACCGCTTACCGCCTTTTTGGCAATCTGGCCTGTAGAAATTGATCCTGTAATTGTCGCCATGTCAGGCCCCCTTTAATTACCGCTAACTCTATCAATTGCACTTGGCTGAGCCGCAGGCAATTGAGTCAGTGGTGCTGCGTTTAGTTTATCCTGATCTTCCCCTTGTTGGCTACCAGGATTCAACTGAAGCATTTGAATGTTGTTTGTGTTAGTTGTTGGCTCGAAGTAGTCACCGTACAGGCGACCAAACATAACCCGCTTAGAATACGGAACTGGAGTCTTTGACTCTGCAACTCCCTCCATCAACGCGGTTTGTAGCCTGGTTGCTAAGTCCGGATAAATAGCTTCGAGCGTCTCAAGGGTTTTCGCATCAAGAGTGTTTGCATCAAGATTCGCGTAGAAGGTGTTCATCGGATCATTGATAACATTGCTGATGGTCGCCATGCGCTTGCGGTCAGCTAAAGAGTATCGAGGTGCAGTTCGCGCAAAGGGGCCACCTGTAGCAGGCTTAGGCTTATTGTCTTGCAGATATCGATTGGTAGATACAACACGCCTTTGCATTTGATTGACCAACTCAGGGTCGGCTCCTGAGGGCTGTATCTCTTCAAGAGTTTTCTCCATGTCACGACTTTGCTCATCAATAGAGTCAATCATGGCTGTTACTTCTTCGTCGGTGGGAATATCGTCTAATGTCTTTTGACGAAGTACGGAGCCACCAAGGACCTTTGCCAGCGCAGACCGCTGAATTCGTCGATCAAAGACTCTTGTAGTAGGCTGTACGC